GCAATGCCATGGTCATTGATGGCCTGGGCGCTCAGTTCTTGACTGGTCTGGTCGGCAAGATCGCCATTCCAAAGCAATCCGGTGGCGCAACCGCTTACTGGGTGGCTGAATCTGGCGCTCCCACAGAAAGCCAGCAAACCATTGCCCAAGTGACCATGCAGGCCAAGACCGTTGGTGCATTCACCGACATCAGCCGCCAGCTGCTCAAGCAATCGAGCATTGACGTTGAGGGCTTTGTGCAGCGCGACCTGGCAGCTGTGCTGGGCTTGGCTATTCAACAAGCCGCCATCAGCGGTACCGGCCAAAACAACCAGCCCTCGGGCCTGTTGACGCTGATCACCCCCAGCGTGATTGGTGGCACCGATGGTGCTGCACCCACCTGGGCCAACATCATCGAACTTGAAACCGATGTGGCCGTTGCCAACGCCGATGTGGGCTCCATGGGTTATCTGACCAACGCCAAGGTGCGCGGCAAGCTCAAGGGCACCACCAAAGCCAACAACCAAAACGGTTTTGTTTTCGAGCAAGGCGACATGCCTTTGAACGGCTACCGCGCTGGCATCACCAACGCTGTCCCATCCAACCTGACCAAAGGCACAGGCACCGACTTGTCGGCCATCCTGTTTGGCAACTTTGCCGATTTGCTGATCGGCATGTGGGGCGGCCTTGACCTCACGGTTGACCCCTACAGCGGTTCCACTTCGGGCACCGTGCGTGTGGTGGCTCTGCAAGATGTGGATGTCGCCATCCGCCACGCCGAGTCGTTTGCAACCATGGTGGATGCCATCACCGCCTAAGTCTGACGAAACGCAAACGCTCCATGTTCACCGAAGACCTCAGCCCGTTTTTTAACTCCAGCGAGCTGGCCGACACGGCCACGCTCAACGGGGTGGCCGTGGTCGGTGTCATGGAGCCCGGTTATCAGAGCGCAAGCCTCGAAGGCTTTGGCGTGGCGGCTGGCACATCGCCAACCTTCATGCTGCCTTCGGCCAGCGTCCCTGCTCAGCCTGAGGGCAAAACGCTTGTGGTGACTGTCGGCCCAGCTGCTGGCACTTACCGCATCGCCAATGCCCGCCATGACGGCACCGGAGTTTGCATTCTCGACTTGCTCAATTAACCCGAAAGGAAAAAAATCATGACCGTCCGTTCTTCTGCTGGTACCACGCTGAAAATCAGCGCATCCGCCCCCGCCACCTTTGATGCTGCTGGCTATGCCGCCTTGACCATGACCACCGTTGGTGAAGTCACTGATCTGGGTGAGTTTGGCCGCGAATTCAACCTGATCACGCACAACCCCATTGGTTCGCGTGGCACGGTCAAGCTCAAAGGCTCTTTCAACGAAGGCTCGATCAACGTGCAGCTTGGCCTGGACACCGACGATGCAGGCCAAATCCTTGCCAAGGCGGGCGCACTGTCTGACAACGACTACAGCTTTGTCATCACCACTCAAAACGGTGACAAGTACTACTTCCAAGCCAAAGTCATGTCGTTCAAGGTTGGCGTGGGTTCCGTGGACAGCGTGACCAGCGCAACCATGACCCTTGAATTGACCACCAACAGCGCAGGCGTTGGCGTGGTCGAGTCCCTGGCTGCCTAAGACCCTCCGTGCACCTGCTTGGCCCGGTTCGCTTCTTTTGCGGGAAGCGGCTGGGCCAAGTAAGGGCAATTTCACATGACCTCATCAACTCCCCGCAAAAGGAAATCAACAATGTTTGAAATCACCACCCTGGCCGCCAAAGACACCTTCACGCTTGAATTGCTCAATGGCAATGACGAACCCTTGCTGGATGGCAGCGGCAAGCCTTTGAGCGTCACCGTGTACGGCCCTGGCAGCAAGGCCTACCAAAAAGCCAACTCACAGCGCACACAGCGCATGCTGGATCGCATGGCAAAGAAAGGCAAGGTGAAGCTCAGCGCCGAAGAGCAACAGCGCGAAAACGCTGCATTTTTGGCCGCATGCACCGTGTCTTTCAACGGCTGGGCTTACCAGGGCGACAACACAGCATTTGAGGCCGCCTACAGCGATCCATCCATCGGCTTCATTGCTGATCAGGTCGGAAAAGCCATTGGTGACTGGGCAAATTTTATGAGCGCCTGATTGATGACCTGGCGGTCTATGTGCAGCAAACCGCCTGGCTTCAAACGGCACCCCAACCCAAAAGCAAAACCCTGAAATCAGAAAAGGCCACAGAGAAACCCATGACCAGAATGCAGCAAATCGAGAATGCGGGCCGCACTCCCGATTTGCCGCCCATCGGTGCGGCAGGCCACCTTGTTGGCTATCTGTTTGATGCTGGCCCGGTTTCTCATGGCGCTATGGGGCCGGTGCCGCTGTCACATGCAGATTTGTCTGCATGGCAAGCCAATACCGGCATTGAGCTGCAAGCCTGGGAGGCCCGAGGCCTTCGCAAGCTCAGCACCGCCTACGTGGTCGCCAGTCAGGATGCGCAGCAACCCGATTGCCCGCCGTTCTACATCGAAAAACCCGCCAATGATCATCGCCAAGCCGTCTCCGATGGTGTGCGTTCGATTTTTGGTGCACGTGCGCAGGTCGCACGAAAGGATCACTGAGCATGCAAGCCGGTGCAGTCAACATCAAGCTCATGGCGGACATTGCCGATGTGCAGCGCAAGTTCGATGAGATGCAGCGCATGAGTCGTCAGGTGGCAAACAACATTGCCACATCGTTTTCCGGAATTGGCGCAAAAATTGGCGCAGCTTTGAGCGTTGGCGCTTTGGCGGCGTGGGTCAAATCCAGCGTTGACGCCATGGACGCCATGAATGATGTCAAAGAGCGCACAGGCCTTGCCACCAAAGAAATTGCAGGCTTGCAAGTCGCACTAAAAATGTCAGGCATGCAGGCCGAATCGCTTGAGGGGGCCATGAGTAAGCTGGCAAAGAACATGGCCGCTGGCGATGCCGCATTCGCTGCCATGGGGCTGTCGGTCAAGAACACCGATGGAAGCCTGAAAAGCTCACGCCAAATGCTGGGTGAATTGGCCGATCAGTTTGCGGGCTATGAAGACGGCGCAGCCAAAGCCGCACTTGCGCAGGAATTGTTTGGCAAAAGCGGTGCAGAAATGATCCCGCTGCTCAATGGCGGCTCCAAAGCACTGGAAGAGTTTGATGCCATGGCCCAAAAGTTGGGCCTGACAATGGACGATCAAACTACCGCCAATGCTGCCAAATTCAATGACACGCTTGACCTGATTGGCATGGGCGTGCAAGGTGTTGGCCGTCAAGTTGCATCGCAGCTGCTGCCAACGCTTTCTGGTCTTGCAGACCAATTTTTTACAGCCATGACCAAAGGCGACAACTTGAAAAAAATTGCCGATGCACTGGCAATTGCGCTCAAGTCGCTGTACGTGGTCGGCGTGGGCATTGTTGGTGCATTCAAGGCAGTTGGAGACACCTTGTATGCAGTTGGTGCTCAAGCCATTGCCATTCTCAAAGGCGACTTCAAAGGTGCAGTTGAGGCGGGCAATCGCTGGCAATCCGACATGAAGGAGAACTGGACGAGCTCACTTGATTCGATCAAAGATGCCTGGAATGCTTCGGGCAGTGCGGGCATGGATGCCATGACCAACCAAGCCGCGGCCATGCGTAAGGCAGCCCCATTGGTTGAGGATTACAAAAAACAGCAAGAGCTTGCAGCCAAGGCCGCAGAAAAATCGGCTGAAGAGCAAAGAAAAATGGCCGACAGCGGTGCCAAGCTCTATCAAAGTTTGACTCAGATTGACAGCGGTCTTTCAGGCGATTTTTTAGAAAAGTGGAATAGCCTCAATGCCGCCTACAAGGCGGGCAAGCTCACAGTTGATGAATTGACCGATGCCCAGCGGCTGCTGCTGGAACAGCAACCCTTTATGAAGAAAGCCGCAGAGGATCGCGCCAAGCTCGAAAAGCAAATCAATGACGAAATGGCAAAAACGCTGGGCGATGCTTGGAAACAGGTGGAAGCCGTGGATGCTCAGGCCAAAGCGCAGGAAATGGCAAATGCCACCTACGGCCAAGGCAAATCAGCCCTGGCCGAATTGACTTTGGCTGAAATGGAAAACCAGTTGGCCGCCATAGAGGCCACAGAAAACATCATTCCGGGCTATGTGCAGGCGCTGGAGTCGCGCATTGATGCCCAAAAGCGTTTGATCAAAGCCATGAAAGACGGCGAAGTTTTGGAGGCCAATGACAAAACGGCCAAAAAAGCCGCCGAAGAATGGGAGCGCACCGCCAACAAGATCAACGACAGCATTGTGGACGCCCTGATGCGAGGCTTTGAGTCTGGCAAGGATTTCGCCAAAAACATGCGTGACACCATCGTCAACATGTTCAAAACGATGGTTTTGCGCCCGGTAATTCAAGCCATCATCAGCCCTGTTGGTGCCGGTGTTGCTTCTGCCTTTGGCGTACCAGGTGCACAGGCTGCCGGTGTTTCGGGCTCGTCGCTGGGCATGATTGGCACCATCAAAAGCATTTATGACACCGTGGTCGGCGGCTTTGCGGCTCTAGGCGATAAGGTGGCTTTTGCGGCCAATGACATTGGCGCATGGCTGGTCAACAACACAACAGGCGTTTTGAACCAAGCTGGGTCTTCATTGATGTCATCGGCTGGTGCCATTGGCACCGCTGCATCGTATGCGGGCGGCGCATTGGCAGGCTACGGCATCGGCACCGCCATCAGCGGCCAGTATGCCGCCTTTGGCAACAAAAACATTGCCACAGTGACCGGCACAGCCATTGGCGCTGTTATTGCTGGCCCGATTGGCGCAGCCATTGGCGGAGCCATCGGTGGACTGGTCAACCGTGCTTTTGGCATGGGTGCCAAGGAAACTCAAGATTACGGCTTGACCGGCCAATTTGCCGCCTCTGGTGCCAATGTCAGTCAATACAGCAAGTGGTACCAAGAGGGTGGATGGTTTCGCTCTGACCGCTCTGGCACTGACTACGCATCCATCAATTCGGAGCTCGGCAAGTTTTTGAGCGGCGCAGTGGGCATGACCACTTCAGCCACCAAGGCCTATGCCAGTGCCATTGGTTTAAGCGCCGATGCAGTCAATGGGTTCTCGCAGTCAATCAATATCAGCCTCAAAGGCCTTGACGATGCGGCCAAGGAAAAGGCAATTGCAGCGGCCATCACGGGCTTTGGCGATGCCATGGCTCAAACCGCCTATGGCGGCACCCTTGCCATGTTTGCCAAAGAGGGCGAAAGCACCTCAATCACCCTGGCCCGCCTTGGCAATAGCCTCATGTCGGTCAACCAGGTGCTGGACACACTCAATCAAAGCCTGTTGGCAACCAGCGCCGTTGGAGCCGATGCGGCCAGCAAGCTGCTTGACCTGGTGGGTGGAGCCGATGCTTTTGCCACCCTGACCAGCGCTTACTACCAGGCCATTTACACCGAGGAAGAGCGGCTGGCAAAGACGCAGCAACAGCTCACCAAGGCGTTTTCTGCCGCTTTTGGTGGTACAGCCTTGCCGCGCACCTTGGCCTCCTATGAAGCCCTTGTGGATGCGCAAGACCTGACCACCGAAGTGGGCAGGCAGCAATATGCCGTCTTGTTGCAATTGGCTCCCGCATTTAGCGAAGTCACCAAGGCGGCCATGGCAACAGCCGAGGCCGCACAAAAAGAGGCCGAAACCAAGGTGGCGGCATTGCGGGCCAGTGGCAAAAGCATCAGCGAATGGCTTGCAGCCTTGCGCATTAGCACCAGCTCACCATCGGTGTCGATGTCGGCTGCGCGGACTCAATACCTGCAAACCCTCAATCTGGCCCGCGCCAATGATCAGTCGGCCCTGGGCTCCATCACAGGCATGGCCGATCAGTACATCGCTGCCGCCAAAAATCAAGCCACCAGTGGCGCTCAGTTTGCTGCCATCGTGGCTCAGGTCAGCGCTGAAGTCTCGTCCCTGCCAGCCGTCAAGGGCTACCAACAAGAGACGCTGGAATTGCTCCAGCTCATCAAGGAAACCATTGGCCTGGTGGGCGACACCATTGGCGCTGAAATCATTTCCCTTGCAAAAATCACCGTCAAGGAATTTGAAAAGCTCGACACCAATGTGGACGGCTTGCTCAGCTATGAGGAATTGACAAAAGGACTCAGTGGCATTGCCACCGATGAGCAAATTTCCAAGCTGATCAGCTCTGTTGACACCAATGGAGACGGGCAGCTCAGCGCTTTGGAGCTGGTCAATGCCGCCGTGGATGCCGTGGGCGACTACAGCAACGGCACCATGGAAAACACTGCCGAAGCACTCAAGACGGCATCTAAGCAAATTGAAGCGCTGGTGTTCATGAACAATGATGGCCTCATGGCCGTGTCAAAAAACACGGCGGCCAGCCTGGACTACCTGCTGCCTATGCGCGACTATTTGCGCAACATCGACGCATCGACAGCCAAAACTGCCGCCAATCCCGTGGTGGTTAATCAATCCAGCGGTGGCGGTGGCCTGCTTGGCAAGATTTTGAGTTTCTCTGACTTTGCGTCAGGTGGCGTCTTTGGGGGCCAAGGCGTTTACAACACGCCCACACCATTCATGTTTGATGGCGGCCAGTTGGGCGTCATGGGTGAGGCTGGCCCCGAGGCAGTCATGCCTCTGGAGCGCATGGCCGATGGCGCTTTGGGCGTTCGCGCATTGCCCAGCTATGTCTACACCCAGCAAGGCGGTGCCGACCAGTCCGCCTACATGGCCGCTTTGGTCTTTGAAGTGTCGGCTCTGCGCTCAGAGGTCACCGATCTTCGCGCCGAGGCTCGGGCCACCGCCGTCAACACGGGCAAATCACAGCGCCTGCTGGAGCGCGTCACGCAAAACGGCGATGCCATGCAAACCGTGGCTGTCGTCTAAAGGGTACGAATGAAAGTCATCAAGCCCACCACCTTTGTCGAAGCCACGCACTTGGTCAGCACCAATGCGGTGGAGACGTATGCAGCCTACAACGCCGCCACCACCTACGCCAAAGGTGCGCGGGTGGATTACGGCACCCACATTTACGAAAGCCTGGTCAACAGCAACACCGGCAACACGCCATCCACCAGCCCAACTTTCTGGGTGCTGGTCGGGCCCGACAACGTGCATGCGATGTTTGATGACCAAATCAGCACGGCCACCGTCAGCACCAGCCCTTTGACTGTTGTCATGACGCCTGGCCTGATGAACAGTTTGGCATTGCTTGGTTTGGTTGGAAATCAAGTCGTTGTCACCATCACGGATGGCGCTGGCGGGCCTACTGTTTACAGCCGCACAGTCAGCCTGGACGGTAGCTATGTGTATGACTGGTACATGTACTTTTTTGAGCCGTTCACGCAAATTGGTGAGGTGGTGTTCACGGACATCCCGCCATATCCCAATGCCCGAATGACGCTCACGCTGTCGGGCAGCGGCACAGTTGCCATCGGTCAGTTGTCATTTGGCACGTTCTATGAGCTTGGCGATGCCGAATATGGAGCCACAGCGGGAATCACTGACTACAGCCGAAAAGACACCGATGAATTTGGAGCCACCACTTTTGTTGAGCGGGCATTCAGCAAGCGCATGACCGCGCGGCTGATGCTCGATGCCATGCAAATGAACAAAGTGCAGCGCGTTTTGTCCGACATTCGGGCCAAGCCCGCTGTGTGGATTGGTGCCGAGGGTGAGGCATACCAGCCGCTGGTAGTTTACGGTTTTTACCGTGATTTCACGATTGATGTTGCATACCCCACGAAGTCTTATTGCTCACTTGAAATTGAAGGACTGATCTGATGCCAATTACTCCACTGCCAACCCCGCCAAGCCGAAGCGATCCAGCCAATTTTGCGGTGCGTGGCGATGCCTTCATGACGGCATTGCCCACATTTGCAACCGAGGCCAATGCGCTCCAAGCTGATGTCAATGCCAAGCAATCTGCCGCCGCTGTCAGCGCGTCAGCTGCTCAAGCCGATCGCATTCTGGCAAATCAGGCCGCCGCTGCCGTGGCTGCGCAAAGCCCAGTGCAAAACGCACAGGCTGCCGCCAACAGCGCTGCCGCTGCCGCCATCTATGCCAGCCAAGCGCAGGCCACCAATCCTGACAGCCCAATCAGGCTTAACCCCAGCGTGATCAGCGCTGACTTCACCGTTGCCAGCGGCTACAACGCCGCCAGCACCGGCCCCATCACTATTGCGGATGGCGTCACTGTCACCGTTTCCGATAACGCAACCTGGAGCATTCAATGAGCAACTTAGTCGCCCGCGAAGTCCGCACCCCGGACGGTTCGCCAGTCAATTTCCCCTATGGCATCCGCATCGGCTCAGCCGGTGGCGCTGGCATCGTCAACAACATTGGCGTTCCCGGTCAGCAAGGCTTTGGCGTTGGCATCGCGCCCGAACTGCCGTCTGGCATGGCAAAGCTGTATGGCACCGAAGACCCGGCCAGCCAGAATTACGGCAATTACGTCTACACAGATGGCTCTGTCATGGTGTACGTGCCCGCCTTTTATTACAAGGTCGGCACTGGCGCAAACGGCCTTGCGATCAACGTGATTGATGTCAAGCCGTTCGCCACTTATGCCAGCGTAGCCGATGCCAATGCTGCCGGATATGCGCTGCACCGCGCCTTCTACAACAACGGCACCATCCGTCCTGGCGTTTTTGTGGACAAGTACCTTTGCTCCAACAATGGCGGGGTTGCCAGTTCCCTCAAAAACGGCATCGTGCTGTCCAGCGCTCAGCGTGGGTCAATCGCCAATACCGCATTTGCAACACTGACGGGCGCACCTGCCAATGCGTTTTATGGCGCGATTGCCGCCGCCAAAACGCGCGGCTCCAGTTTCTTTTGTTCCAGCATCTTCATTTTCAAAATGTTGGCCTTGCTGTCCACGGCCCACGCCAGTGCCAGCACCTCCACCACATTCAATGCCTGGTATTCCAGCGGCTCCACGAATTTCCCCAAGGGTTGCAACAACAACGCTCTGGGCGATGCGCAAGACGCCACCATTGCTTATGTGAACGATGGAAACGGCACCTACAACTGCGGCAGGACAGGCTCGGCCAACTTCATGGCAAAGACTGCGCACAACGGCCAAATGAATGGTGTGGTTGACCTCAATGGCATCGTTTGGGAAATCACACCCGGCATCACGCAAAGCGCAAGCGATCCCGCCACGGGCCGTTTCTACGTGCTCAAAACGTCTGCCAACATGGCCGCCGTCACTGGCGGCAATTCACTGGCAACCGACCTCTGGGGAGCAACTGGCCTGGCCGCGCTGTACGACGATCTTGGCGTGATGAACAGCTTTACAGGCTATGCGGTCAACTTCAGTGATCGCGCCATCACCATGGGCAGCGCAAGCCAAGTGCTGAGCGCAGCCACAAGCGGCACCGCATGGCAAATGACTGCCGCTGGCATTCCCCTGGTCGCAGGCGGATCCAACCAATTTGGCAACGACATCCTGTATGACTACAGCACTGCGGACATGTGTCCGAATTGTGGCGGCAGCTGGGACGACTCGTCGAGTGCGGGCGTCTGGTCGTTGCATTTGTACGGTTCGCGGGCGAGCTCGGGCGATCACTACGGGTTCCGCTCGGCCTTGTATCTTTGAGGCCTGAGCGATAGCGATGGGCCTGCACGATGAAGCCAAGTTGGATGCCAAATTCACGGAATTTGCCAAGCAAATGAACCTGTATTTGAACCATTTTCCAAAGCACGAAAAATACGGCCTTGCGCAGGAAATCCGGCGCAAGGCGTATGAGTGCTATGGCCTCATCGTGGAGGCGCAAAAGCGCTACCACAAGAAAACCACCCTGACCAATTTGGACATTGCGCATGAGCAACTGCGCATGTTCATTCGATTGGCTTTTGAGCTGGGTTATTTCAGCTTCAAAGAAGGCGAGCAAGCCAAGACCAAACCCATGGGCATGGCTGAGCATCGCTACATGGCAATCAGCCGCATGGTCGATGAGCTGGGCCGCATGATCGGCGGCTGGCTCATGTTTGAGCGTGAGCGCGATTCAAGCCCACAAAAATCAACCCGGATGGCCGGGACAAACGGGGAGGCGTCTTGACATGTGTCCGAATTGTGGCGGCAACTGGAACAACTCGTCGAATGCGGGCGTCTGGTCGTTGAATTTGAACAATTCGCGGGCGAACTCGAACGATAACTACGGGTTCCGCTCGGACTCGGATTCACCTCGCACCATGCAAATGGATGGTGGCTCCAAGGGAGACGTTTTCCCGCGACTGGGGCAACTCATCGCGAAATCTGCCGCACACCTCTTTCCTAGTAGTGGCCGAAAAGCCATCGAAAGCCTGGGGGTGGCATCTTGAAGCGCGTTGGCAACTTGTTTGACCAGGCTTTTAGCCGTGAGTCTCTTTACCAGGCATGGATTGATGCCAGCCGTGGAAAGATGAAAAAACGCGCCTGCCTGGAGTTTTCTCGCAGACTTGCCAGCAATCTGGATGCGCTCTATGACGAATTGAATGGCGGCACATACAAGCCCATGCCGTACATCGAATTTCACGTGTATGAGCCTAAAAAACGCATCATCTACGCGCCCGCATTCCGCGACTTGGTGGTGCAGCATGCCATCTACCGCCTGGCTTATCCAATCTTCAATGCAGGCTTCATTGACCAGTCATTTGCATGCCGCCACGGCAAAGGCACTCACAAGGCCGCCGACTATGCACAGGAATCGCTGCGCACTATCAATCCCGGCACATGCGTGATGAAGCTGGACATTAGAAAGTTTTTTTACCGTATTGACCGGGCTGTGCTGCGCACCTTGATTGAGCAACGCATCAAGGATCAACGATTTGTCGGTGTCATGCTCCAGTTTGCTGAATATGGGCACCCGAAAACAGAGCCGCTTGGGATTCCGATTGGTAACCTGCTCAGCCAGCTCTATGCGCTCATCTACATGAGCCCTCTTGATCACTTCATGAAGCGGCAACTCAAAGCGCAACTGTACTGCCGTTATGTCGATGATTTTGTTGTCTTTGGCTGGAGTCGCGAGCATTGCCTGCAAGCTCTTGAGCAAATCAAAGCATTCCTGGCCGACAACTTGCGGCTGGAGCTTTCCAGGTACAGCATTCACCCGGCTCAGCGCGGTTTGAATTTTGTCGGCTACCGCACCTGGCGCACTCGCCGCTACATCCGAAAGCACAGCCTTTTCAAATTCGGTCGAGCCGTGCGCGAAAGCAATCTGGCACCGATCACCTCAATTTTGGGTCATGCCCGAAATACATGCAGCCTCAAACACCTCATTTCAACCGTAAAGGAAAACAACCATGACCTCTATCGTCTCTTACCGAAAGTTTATCGACGCTCTGACCACCAAAGAGCTGGCATTGCCTGAGGGAGAAAACCGCCAGCGCATTGGCTCTGAATTGGCAACCATTGACGGCATCACCTATGTCAGCCTGCCTGGCGATGCAAAACTGCCTCAAGACCAGCCCGCAGAAATTGTGGACAGCATTGAAACGCTGGCCCTGCCGCTGCCTGAAATGTTGCGCGACGCCATTCGCCAAGCCAGCCCACTGGTGCAGCTGATTGACCGTCAAGTTGTCGAGCAAATCCGCGCACGGTATTCCGTTGACGATGAAATCAAGCTGCTGCGCATTGCGCCCAGCGAAGAAACCAGCGCCTGGAATGCCTACGTTGAAGATTGCCGTGCTTGGGGCCGCGCGAAAAAAGCGGCCCTGGGCCTGTAAACCAATCATCCAAGCTGTATTTGAGGGTTTCCGATGGCCGAGCCAGCAACCACATCCGCCACCGTCACCATGGTGGCCGCGACTGCCACTGTGCCGTCACTGATCGCATTTGGTGTTCCATTGGGCTTACGCCCCGATGTGTTGCTGGCCGGTTTTGCGGGGGCGCTGGTCGCCATCATTTTGCTCAACAGCGTGCCTTCGAGTGGGGATACCTGGCAGCACCTGATCAGCACCACTTTGCGGCGCATGGCCGTGGTGCTTGCCAGTGCCCTCACAGCGGGCTATTTAACGCCCATGGCCTTGATGGTTGGCAACATGCCTGACTCGCTATTTCTTGGCGGCGCTTTTGCCGTTGGTGCAGGGGCCCAGCATGTGCTGCGCACTGCCATCACTCGCTTTGGTTCTGAAAAGTCTGCTGGGAGCATTTGACATGGAATCCATCATGCAATACGTGCACTGGATGGCGGCCATGATTGTCCTGGCCGAGAGCCTCAACAAGCTGGAGCGCACCGCACCATTCAGGCCTGGCATTGATGTGCACACGCGCATCGTTGATGGCCTCAAGGCCTTGGCCTGGTGTCTGTTGGCAATTGGCGCGGGCGGCGCGGTCATCGCCCCGGCACTGCCGCTGCTCGGCATTGACCAAATTGCAGCCGGGACGTTAATGCGTGTGGAGCATCCCACACTGGCCGAAACAGCGGTCATGACCGGCTTTGCCGTGCTGATCATCCGAACCCGCATCAAAGAGGGCTGACCCATGAAACTGACAGTCTTGCGCAATCCCAGCCATGGCGGTGCTACCGTCGGCAAACTCTACATTGACGGCGCTTTCAGTTGCCACACGCTGGAAGACGAAGTGCGGGAAATTCCCGGACAGTCCGTTCATGAATGGAAAATCAAAGGCAACACCGCCATTCCTGCGGGCGTTTACCGTGTCAGCCTGCAAGACTCGCCGCGCTTTGGCCGCGACACTTTGACGCTCATGAATGTGCCGGGTTTTGAGTTCATCCGCATCCATGCTGGCAACACAGCGCAAGACACTGAAGGGTGTCTGCTGCTCGGCATGCGAGCCACTGATGTCAGTTTGGTGGGCGGCACCAGCCGACCCGCGGTAGAGCTGGTCAAAGCCAAAGTGAAGACAGCCATCGAGCGCGGGGAAGGCGTTGAAATCCACATCCAAAACCCCACGGAGTTTGCCTGATGCCTTTTTTTGCAGCCATGCCGTGGCGATCAATGGCCGTTCTGGGCGTTTTTTTGTTTGGGGTATGGCTTGGGTACCAATGGCATGCGGGAATGGCCGCAAAAGCCCAATTTGCAGCGCGCCAAGCGGCAGAAAAAAACAGACAAGCCATTCAGGACATGGCCGACCAGCGGGCCATCGGTCATGCCGAGCGCATTCGCACCCTCAACACCCAACTTGGAGCCGCTCATGCGCGAATTTCCCAGCTCACTCGCCGCGATTGCCTTGACCCTGGCACTGTCGGCATGCTCAACACCATCGGCCCCGCCTTGCCAGCCGCTGCCAGCCAATCTGAAAATTCGCCCCCAGCCTCTGCCGCCGATTCAGGCATCGGGCTCCGATTCAGCACCAATCGAGACCTTGCCGAGCAAATAGCCATTTGCCGTGCTGCGCATACTGAGCTGGCCGATCAGCTCAACGCCATCTTGGACATTGAAGACGCCAGACATGCGCAAAAGCCCTGACCAGGATGTTGGCGAATGGCGCAAGGATGGCGAAAAAAAGCGACTCAAACAATTGATCGAGCGCAAGATTGGAACCGGTCGCGCAGAAATCCGCGAACTCATGGAGCGCTATGAGCGCGAAGGTGGTCGCCTGGATGAGCTGGAGCCGCCGCCACGCATCGACTGATCAAGCTGCGCGGCTTGCTGGCAAATGGCCTTGATCCACGGCCACTCGGAATACTTGTCGCCCGTTTGCTCAATGTGGGTGTAGCGCCGCAAAGAAACCCAACTTCGGTGTCCTGAAACGCATGCCACCTGGGGAATGGTCTTGCCAAGCTCAAACAGCCGAGAAACCCCGTCATGCCGCAAGTCGTGAAACCGGATGTCCACAATACCCAGCACCTTGCATGCGCGGGTGAAATATGAGCTGATCGTTTTGGATTGGTAGGGGAAAATGAATTTCCCGATCCTCGGCTGTAATCGGATGATGGCCATGGCCTCGGGCGGGATGTCCACGCGCACATCGTTGCCCATTTTTTCGCCTGGGTGCTTCATATTGCGCACGATGATGGTTGATTTGGCCTCATCAAGATCAGCCCACTCCAACAGCGTGATTTCCTCTTGCCGCCTGGTGCTGAAAATGCCAAAACCGACCAGGTGGCGCATGGGGTAGGCCTTGGCCCCGTTCTTGGCCTCGTACAGCTCAAAATGCGCCATCAGCTTGTCCAGCTCCTCGATGCTTGGCCGCTTGTCTCGGCGGCTGGATCGACCAATCACGCCCAGCCTGTCTGCCACCGTCCTGGCGTCATCCATGGCCTGTTTGTCGAGTGGATAGCCCCACGCTGGCCGTGCAATCGCAAAAACAGAGGCCAAGTGGCTCATGTAGTTGCCAGCGGTGGAGGGGTGTCCGCCGATGGATTTGGCAAAGGCCATCAGCTCAGGGCTGCCAATTTCGGAGCAACGCATCCTGCCGATGGGCGCGGCCTTGATGGTTGCCAGCACCTGTTTTTTGGTTTTGCCGTAGTTGCGGCGCGATTCCTTGATGTATTTGTCGATCACATCGGCAAGGAACGGATCGCCCGACCTGGCCGCATCCATGCCGCCTGGCTGAGCCAGCTCCCGTTCGCGCAACTTCAACCAGGCACTGGCAGCTGGATGCCTGTCAAAGGTCTGGGACTCGGTGTGCACCACCTTGCCGCCCACCTTGATCCTGATCTGGGCCAGATAGGCGCTGGAGCCGTCCTTGCGCTTTCGTGCTGTAATGGTTCCCATGGTTTTCGGTGCAACATTGAAAATTTGTAGCACTGAAATGTAGCACTGTTGCACCAAATAAGCCAAAAAAATCAGAAATGACATTAAACAAGACAGACAAAAAGCCAGCGCAAGCCATTGATTTTAAAGAAAAACCTTTGAAATCAACGATGTGGCGGTTGAGCATTGCGCCCATGATGGACTGATGCGACAAAGCCTGAAAAGTCTTTAAAAATCAACGATGTTGGCAATTCATGGCGGCGCATGTTGCACCAAATGTTGCACCAAAACTCCGTCTGTCCAGCCGATCACGCAAAATCACTGGACGGATTGAGCCCATAAAAAAACGGCCATAAATGAGGCCGTTGGTGATGCGGGGCGGGAATCGAACCTGCCACACTCGTTCATTTGAACGGCTCTACCTTTTGAGCTACCGCATCGTTGAATTGCTTGCAAAACCATTTTGCATCGTCTTCAAAAACAAAACCAGCTCGGGTTTGAGCCTTGGCATAGGCCGCCAAGTTTTCGATCTGATCAAGCGGCCTGTAGGCCACAAAGCACTGGTACGTTAAACCGGACTTGCCGACCACGTAGTGCATTTGCGGGTCTGACCCCTGAGTTTTTGCGTCATTCATGGTTTGCATTTTATGGCCCTCAATGAGATCGACTTAGCTGGTCGCATTCCTTGATCGCCGCCTCTCTTCGCTTGTCGAGATATTCGGCCAAGTCTTGCAGGTGCACACCCTTGGCGCATTTTTGCGAACCTTCGATCCGCACAAGTGGAATCTTGATTTCACCAGCACTGACCTTGCGCACAAATTTTGCGCTGTCCAGGTGCGGGAAATAGTCTTTGCAAACCACATCAACCGGGATGACCGCCCTGGCGTTGTATTGCGCCATGAGCAAAAAAGCGGTGTTCATGACATTGCCCCCCATGCACTGACCAGCGGCCTGGCGTCATAACGCTGAGCGCTGCGCTCAGACCCGGCCCAGTTGTGACCTTCAAAACCTCCATCATGGCTTTCTGCGGCCTGAAATAAGCCTGGCCGGTTGTAAATTGTTCGTCCCCAAGCATCGCGGCG